CCCAATCTTGATATTGCTGATCTAACAATGCCTGTTCTATTGATCGTTGCCTATCACCTGAATTGAGCAGGGCATTAGAGCGATTTAATGTGTCTGCAAACTCAGCCTGTGATAAAGACGGCATTAGGCCTGCAGCTTGCATCTGCCTTGCCCTTTCTGCTTGGAATGCTGCTTGCTCATTATTTATTTTGTTTTGATATAAGTTTGCATCGCGATCAATAGCTGATTGCTGCCTATTAAGTGCGTTTTCCATTAGGCTAGCATCTCTGCCAATATCAGCTTGTTGCCTACCAAGTCCTGACTCAGCAAGCTGAGCATTTCTTGCTAAATCAGATTGCTCTGCTTGTAATCTGCGCGCTATGTCAGACTCTTGCAGATTCATTCTATTGTTATAATCTTGCATTCTTGCATTCATAGACATGTTTGCTAGTTGGCCAGCTAATGCCTTTTCATTTTGAGTTTGCGCATCTCTCCATGCAGAGCCTCCAAATGCGCCTTGTCTAGCAAATAAAGCATCTGTCTGTGGAGTTACATTACGTCTAAACTGGTCACGCACATCTTTCATAGATGCCGCTAAAGTTTTTTCCAACCAAGGATTATTTTCTTGCAATAGCGGGTTAGACATAACGTTGGTTCTTTTGCCAAGAAATTGGTTATCTCCCACTCTTTGACCTGCAATAGTATTATTTCCTACTCGCTGACCGTACATTGGATTTACAGGAATACTTGAGTTTAAAAAATTTCCTGTTAGAGTATTCCCTAACATATTGCGAGACATTCCTATGTCTGTAGGGGCATTAGAACCTTGGCGAAGCATATTAAAAGCTGAATTCTGGTCATTATTAAATCCCGCAATCCGATTGCCTTGGTATTGCTCATAAGGTTTTTTATACAAATTTTGTACTTCTGGAACGTACATATTCAACAGCCTCTCAGCTTGAGGGCTTAACTTTTGCTCTACTGTTTGTGTACTAGGCCCTGAACTTTTACCCATTTTAAACCTCTAATAAACAATATCTAATTGTTCTGTAAACCTCTTTAAAGCCTTTTTTCTTTTGAAAAAGCCTAGCGCTTGCTTTCGAGCAAGATCCATCTATATAGCTTGCGCCATTTGCTAGCGCATATTGGCATAACGCTGCAAAAGCATCATCAAACACTTTAGGAGCATATACAGCATGAACATATAAACAGCGAGAATTTTCATTTTGTATAAACTGAACAGCAAACCAACCATTAGCAATATCATCATCATTAATAGACAACAATATTATTTCGCCTCTAAATAGTCTTGATTTTAATTGATCCGCTGTGCATTCAACTGAGTTTTTTAAAGCTCTAGCTAGATTGCTAGCGCCTTGTCTCCAAGCAAAATCTATATATTCTTTTGGTACTTCATTAAGCGTTATCATTTATTTTTGACTGCAAAGCATCAATTTTAAAATAAATATCTCTTAATATTTCGTTTAATTTCAAGTTAAGCCTTCTTTCGTATTCAGGAGAACCTACCTGAGGAAGAATTACAGGCTTTGCATGGCTATAACTTTTCTGAGATTCAAAATCATTTGACATTAATTTTTTCCATTAGGTTTAATTTCTAGAAATAATTTAGATATTTCTACTTTACCTAAAAAACTTATATCAAAAGAATGCCATCTAGCAGATTCTCTTGTATTAAACCTAGAGTCTATTAATTTACTTTGAGACCTAAGTTCCATGGCATCATTTAAATTATTAGATGTAAAATGAATCATTGATGACTCATATGGAGCGTCTATAAAATTAGGTTTTACATTAAGTATTGTAGTATAAATATCATGATCACCGATATACCATGTTTTTATTTTTGATGGCATATATTTACCAGCAAAAAAACAAAGATAATTATCATTGTTAAAAAATGCTGTAGACCATTGATCGATTGACCAAGCTGGAGCATCAAAAATAAAACCTTCAATATCATTATATTTAGAAAACTTTTCACCTATCCTGTCATAGGTTATTCCTGGTGACCTCATAAATAAAGGTGATTGCATTCCTATATTTACTTTACCCCATAGCTTTGTTTTAATGTTATATACTAAAGTTGTGTCATTAGATAATGATGTTGATTCTTTAGTAAAAGAAATAAAAACAAGATTTTGTATTTTGTCAAAAACGCAGGTTGTATTTAATCTTTTTGATTGACTGATATTATTAAAAAACCATTCTTTTACTGGCGACTCAACGCGATATGGTCTAGAGCCGTCAAATATCCAAAAATCATTTTTACTTACTATAAAATGCTGACCACCGATGTCTACAACAGAATTAGGAGACAATGCACCTATATCATCTGATATTTTTTCCCATGCCCAAATTACTGGAGGGCCTACATATGTACCAAGATAAATAGAATCATTTTTATAAACAGCTACGGTTTGCCCTAATCCAAGCGCTGTAACAATTTCACCTTGAGAGTCAAGTAACCTGCCATTTGCCGCTTGTGTAGATACATCTGGTTCCCAATCTAAATGATTGTATATAGCTGAACATGCCCACCCGTCTGGTTCATTTTCATGATTAAATCCAAGAACAAAACCATTTAAAGACACAACAATTTTAGATTTAGGCGCAGTTGGAATATCATTAAAAAATTCTTCAGAATTAGCACTAGGATAGCTTTGTATCCTATCATGACCATTGGCAGCTATGACAACATCACCAAAATTAGAAAATTTCCAAGAAGATGATGATATATATTGATCAGGCTTTCCTATAGAAACAAAGTTTAATCCACCCAGTCTATACAAATTATTTTTCGTTCCAACAATAAATATAATTCCAGATGTCCTAGCTATTTGTGCAACTCCAATAGGAGAATATGGAAGCTGACCAGGGAAAAGATTTGTTGGCTCTTGAATAGATGAAAAACCTTTATTTGTTGGTATCAAATTAATACATTCCAACAATGCGCCTTCTGTGGTTATTTCTTCATCAGGCATAAATCCTAACAATTTATTCATGGCCCACCATAATATGTATAGTCTAAAAACTCGCCATATTGTTTATTGTTACTTGTAGCATTTAGTGATGTAACACCAATGTTATACGCTGCTAACCACATATCTATACGTGAATCTTCACCAAGATATGGGCAAGCTTCTAGCAAAGAGGCATATAAATATATTTCAGGGCTTTGCTCTAGCAGCCAATTTGTTGTGTTTTCTTTAGAAAGGCTTGGTATTTTTTCATAAATCACAATTTGAAAAATCTGCATTTGGAAATATTGCGAAAGATGCTCCCCTGCGCTCAAAATATTTTGGAAAATTAAAACTATAATTATTTATTACATTCTCGTTGGCTGGAAGTAATTTAACTCTTCTATAATTAGTATCAATATAATTTATTGATTTTAATTTAATTAAATTATCAGGAACAAGTATAGTAGATTGTGTTGATATATCTTGAGATGGATTAGAAGTTTTAGTTATTTTTGTTTTGTACATTTCAGGACAAAACAAATCTTTATTTATTCTTGATTCAGCAAGCCATATAAAATCTTCTATTTGATATTCCAAATCATTTCTAGCAAGCCACTTTGCTATAGCACTTTTAAGTTGCCCATATTTTTCTATCATAATTAATCTAAAGGTGTTATTGATAACTTAATTTCATTATCTGTTAAATTGTCTATTTCTATTACATCGTAATATTTGCTACTAATAAATATTTCAATAGGAAACCCATATCCAATATAATAAAATGATTGAAATGGTTGCAAAATAGATAAAGAACCAAAGCTTTGGCAAATCTGAATTCTACAAATACCATTTCCTTGTATTAATATTGATTTTGGTATGTTATTAGATGAATCTTTTGGGATATAAATTCTTTTTTCCATTAAATTTGCAGCACAAGTAACCAAAACAGCATTTTTATTTAGTATTTGATACATAATAAAATTACCTTATTTTAAATCCAGACAAGTCAGGGTTATTATACATTCTTTTAAAATGCTCAGGATTATTCATAACTTCTTCAAAAGATATACCATTATTTTTTGCGTATTGCTCTACAACGACTAAAGGGAATCTAGCTACATGTCTAATTGGCGATGATTTATCAATACTTATATTACGAAAATTTTTTACATCATCCAATATTGGAGAACAATCCTGAGTCTTTTCAATAACAACTTTGTCATGATAAAAGTGTTCTTTTTCTTTAATATCAATCATTGTTTCAAATCCATGGGTAAAGCACCGCATTACTAAATAGCAATACGATGCTTATACTTTATGTTAACTTAAATCGTGCACAGCACCATTTGCAGCTTCATTTAATGATTCAAGCGTAAGCTCAGTAACAATAGCCATAGCTGTAGAATCAGAATTTTTAGGCAATTGGATCTGCTTAATATCACGCAAGTTGGCAACACGCCATGTGTCCATCTGCAAAACATAAACAGACGATGCAGGCATATTGTATGCAGGAATAATTTTTAGCATTCCATTGTCAGAAACATACATATCAATATGCGCTGTATATTTTGTAACGTTTGCGTCACGATAAGGCGTAGTATTAAAACCACTAAATGCCTGCTTCTTGCTAAATGAGCAAAGAATAGTGTCAGGAGTACCACCCTTTGACCAAATTTTAGCTATAACATCTTTTAGCTGAGAGTCAGCAAATGGACGTGCAGTACCATTTTGTCTTGCTGTATTAGCACTTCCATAGTCTGGAGCAGCGCCACCTGTACCCATGTTTAAATTTGCCGCCAACCAACCATCAACCCCACGAAGTTTTATACCAACGGACGATGTAGCTGGTTCTACTCTGGAGCCAGTAAGTAAACGTTTTTCAATATCACGCTTTAACTCTTTCATAGTGCGCTTTAGATTATTAGCTAAAGAATGGATAGCGCCAGCACTATTGATTGCCATTTGAGTATCAGAAACACCAATAACTTTTTTGAAAATTTGTGTTTTGTTATTCAAACGCTTTGGAACAGCCAAAGTCTGTATATCAAAAGAATCTGCTTCTAGAGCTGCATTTTCTACAGGCTCAGCAAGAGACTCAACGCCCCATTCATGCAAAACGTTAGCAGAAGATGTCTTTTTGCATGAAGAGTAAAATGGCGTCATTTCATTGCCAACGGTGTAATATAAATCAATCAAATTTTCACGGTTTAAAACGCCGTTTGTAGATACAAACGTATTTGCATTAACAGCCATTATCTAGATCCTTCCATAAATAGCGATATGAATGCTTCATCGATATCTTCCTCATTACGAGTTTGCTTATATCGTTTAAGCGATTCTTTAACCTTGTTTTCTTTAACTTCAGTTGAGTAAGCTTTTTCTACTTTAACCGGAGGAGTTTTCTGTAGTTTTGCAGCTATTTCTTTTTCGGCATTTTGTTTTTGCGCAAGCATTTCGTCATATAGCATTGCCTTCCTGGCTAAAACAAATTCACGATGATCCATCATGCGTCCCATGACATCTTGATCATACCCATTGCCTTCTAAAAACTTATGCAACTTAGTTAGCTCAGCACTACGATTTGACTCGTCTTGCCATTCCGGAATTTTTTCGAGCAATAATCCAAGTTGTTCATTTTTAAATTCTGCAATTTTTTGAGCTTGTTCAGCTTCTTTAATTTGATTAAGACGCTCATATTCTTGCTGTACCTCTTGCTGTTTAGCACGGTACTGATTAAAAATATGGCTTTGCCTAACGTATTCTTCTGGAGAATCTTCAGCGAGTTTGTCCCAGTCTGGTTCGTTAGCCTTAACCAAATAGTCTAGCTCTTGATAGTACCGCTCTAATGCCTGAGAAAGCCTAGATCGCTCTTCTTCTGCAGCACGTCTTTGGGCTGCTACTTCTTCTAGCTTTAAAGAAGCACTTTGTGCCTTTTGATAGTGCGCAATAAGTTCGCTTTGCTTAACTTTTTTTTCTTCGCCATTGATTTTTACCGTTAGCAAAGGCTCAGGGGCTTGCTCAACTTCTGTTTCTTGTGTGCCTATTTCTGGTTGGCGTTCCGCATCTTTTTCTTGCGGATTAGCTCCATCTTCGGTCTTCCCTGTTTCTGTATCGCCGCCATCTTCTTTACCAATCATGCTTTCAGCTAATGCTTGAAAACGTGAATCTTCAGAGTCTTCTATATTATTTTCTATAATAGAATCGTTATTTAAATTTTCTTCCATAATTGATTACAAATCCTCTAAAACGTCGTATAACGTTGTTTTTTCTTTTGTATCAATTAACTTTATACATTTGCCGTTTTCGTCTTTTTCACATTTAAACAGATGTATTTCATAAACAGGAATAGAATTTTGTGGAACTGTATCAGATGCGCCTATTCTTAAACCTATATGGTTTTCTTTTTTCCACATAACAACATGAGCGCCGCTTTGATTTGATTTCATTAAAATTTTTGCATGCGTATAAAATGGAACATATATAGCATTTATATCAGATAAAAATCTTCCATAATATTCCGTAGTTTTATCAGCAACAGATAAATCTATATTATTTACTAATTTTAAAATATTATCTATTAACGATTCGTCCGCCTGGCAAGTGGCAGGCTTCCCAGTTTCATCAACACCAAAAAAATAGGAATAAGCTCTGCTAAAAATTGATGGCTCTTCTATCTG